CTTCGGACCCGTAGGTCCTCCTACATCCGTATGTGTGTTTCGGAGTTACCTCCCCACACACTCCTCCATCTTATCCACAGCATAGCAACCTGTGGTAAGATTGCTACTACCCTGCGTCTTGTAGGGTCTTGTTAACCCTACTCAGGAGACGCATCGCATGGCACTTCGTCCCGCTTCATCCGGCACAACTTATTATGCCAGTTTTTTGGCAGAGTTCGGTGTCGGCAATAGTAAGGAGACGAAACTAGAGTACGATAAGAAAGCTTCGTACTTCTTCCGTGCGGCAGCGACCTCTAACCCGATTAACGAGTCTGGTTGGAGAAATCCCGCCAATTACTCGGGGGTGCTCGAGAAATACGAGCACATCGTCATCAATTATACTGAATATGGTGACGGTGTTTACGGTCGCAATTCCTACGAATCCGGTGTCACTATGTACGCTGGTATCCCCGACTATCCGGGCTGCTGTAGCTCTGATCTTAAAAGAGCTCGCAATAAAGCCCTGCTAGAACTAAAGGACCAGTCCATCAATCTGTCGCTTGCCTGGAAAGAACGCCAGGAAACGGTAGATCTTGTGACTTCCGCCATTACTAACGTGATTAGCATTGTCAGAGGCGTAAAAACTTACCTCCGCAATCCACGTCGGCGGAAACAGCTCCTCCGTAAGCTGAAAGGCAAATGGAAGGACGCTCCGGAAGCATGGCTCCTGTACCGTTATGGCATCTCACCTACGATGCTTGATGCGTACGGAGCTGTGGAAGCCCTCAATAAGAGGGATAACGGTACTTACGACAGGTACATGTGTACCGTTCGTGGAAAAAGCACAACGGCTTTCAAAAGAAGTCTGCTTTCCTCCTCTAACACGCTCGTAGGCCGTTTTTGGCCCATGCCAGCTACCGTGAAACGATTTCGGGATGCTGGAAGCTATGGTGCACGCGTGCGTTATGATTGCAAGCTCACCAATGCTGTTTACCTCCGCTTTTCGGAAGTGGGAGTAACAAACCCACTCGAGATGATCTGGGAAGGAATCACATTCAGCTTCATTGCTGACTGGTTCACCAGTATTGGCGATTTCGTGTCGGCACTTGATGCTACAGTGCCATTCACATTCGTCGGCGGATCGGAGACGATCTTCGTTAACTGGGCGGGGCACACCGAGATTACATCCTCGCGCGGCTCTGTCAGTTTCGTCGTCAACACTCCGGCCTCTGGGCGGAAGTTTAACCGCTCAACGGTGTCAGGATTTCCTTTTCCTGATCCGTTTGTTTTAAAGCAGGACCCGATTAATCTTACTAGATTAGCGGATGCGTTATCGCTCCTCACATCTACATGTAAGTCGGTGCCTGCTCCGAGTACGAGGCGCACCTCTACCCCATCTCAACGTGGGAACAGTGGTGTCTCTTAGTCTCACTTCTAGACTGGTTGATTGTTTTTGTTTCTTAATCAATCCAGTCCTATCTTTCCACCTCTCCTTTTTGGAGCTCCAAATGGCAGCTAATGCCCCTATCGTCTTAAATGACGGTACGACTCCTACTCCTGTTGCCCATACTTTCTCGGGCGTAAGTGTCGACAAAAATGTCGCAATTTACACTAACAGGGCGGAAACTTTTGTTGTCGGACGCGAGACTCTCACTCTTCGGAGGAAGAGCACTCCCCGAGTGCGCACATGCATCGCAAACATCCAAGTGCCCCGGATTATCACCGAGGTGCTCAATGGTGTGAGCGTGAAACGTGTTGCGGACTACCTGCAAGGCGAGATCAAGTTTATCGTTCCGGCGACGTGGGAAACCACGGATATCGCCCCTCGATTGGCTTTACTCTCTAACCTCATCTCCAATCCTGTTTTTCAGGTATTGGTGAAGGACGACGAATTCGTCTGGTAATTCTGACGAGTTTTTCTCCGCAGGTAACGCATTCGGAGTTCTACCGATGTCCAAGCATAATGATCGATTTGATCTTAGCTTTACACCTGTCGATCCGGTTGCTCTGTTCGAACGGTTACGTGACGCTCTAAATATAGAAGCGTCGAGTGACCCTAAGGACATTGTTTCTCGGACATTTCCTGACGTTGGGGATGAAAATTTCCGCGATCAGTATCTCCTTAAAGAGGTGCTCAGGAAGTACCCTGATTTTTCATTGGGTATCGACACTCGATTAGTCGCTTTATCCAGCTTTAACGCTGATGAAGCGGTGAATGCCGAAACGAATGACAGGCTATCCCGCCACGATACGGAAAATCCGTACGTTCGGCAGATAATTTCATCTGCCGCGCGAAAAGCCGTGACGGTTCTTGGTGAGTTTCGTTCCGATTGGCTCCTTGAGGGTGTACGTTTTGGACCAGGCGCTACGACAAGACTTGGCGGGAAATCCGCTAACGTCAAAGAGAAGCTATCTGGCACACCACATGTTTCAATGTCGGCTTATAACCTCGCCGATGCCGTTGTCCGTATGAGCCCTAACTGGGCCTGTCGGATTGGCGTACCCTCGTGTGAGGATGCCTATTCCCCTTCCGGGGATTACAGTTCATTGACCGGGGAGAAATTCCTGATCTGTGAACTGGACAATCTTACCACCGTGCCCAAGAGCGCGGTGACTGATCGGACCATAGGGATAGCCCCTTGCATGAATATCTATCTCCAACTCGGAGTCGGGTATCACATGCGTAAGCGTATGTTCCCTTGGGGAATTAACCTTAACGATCAGTCCATAAATCAGCGTAGAGCCCGTGAGGGTTCTATAAGTGGTCGCTTAGCCACGCTCGATATCAAGAGCGCAAGTAATAGCGTCACTAAGGGTCTTGTCTGGCAATTAGTGGGCAATCACTCCCACGACGCCAAGTATTTTGACCCCACCTGGTACCGCGTTTTAGAACTTACGCGTACACAGGGTTGCTGGTTAGATGGAAAGCCGCATGAGTATGAGCTTTTCTCCGCCATGGGAAACGGGTTCACCTTTGAACTCGAATCCTTATTATTTTGGAGTCTGGCCACTGCTACGTGCGACACTCTTGCTTTACCTCAGGACTGCACCGTATACGGTGACGACATAATCTTACCCGTTGAAGCTGTTGACCTCTTTACTGAAGTCCTTAGCTATTGCGGGTTCCGGCTTAATGCCGATAAGTCGTTCTCGACAACGGAAGGTCCTCTTTTCCGCGAAAGCTGCGGAAGTCATTACCTTGACGGTAAAGACGTGACTCCCTTTTATGTGGACGCAGCATTAAACTCTGCTGATCAGATTGTCCTCCTCGCGAATAACATCGTAAGGTGGGCCAGGACTGGTGATTGGGGACTCGATGGCCGACTATTTTCTGTCTGGTCATGGGTTATTTCCCACTTATCACCGGACTATCTGAAACTTGGAATTCCATTTTCTCTGGACTCCAATGATGGACTGATTCTTCCATTTGATCAGGTCCATCCGTCCGCAGCCTATTTAGGCAATGTCCCTATAAAGGGTCATAGCCTTGCCCCCCGTGGTGAACTTCACTTCGGTTATCGTGTCAAAACGATAGAGTACGAATGTCGCGAGACACCCGTCTCAGGGCAATTAGGTTTAGCTTGTTGGCTGTACAACGCTGAAAAGCGTAAGTTTCAGCCACCAGAAGCTCCTAGTATACCACTCCATAAGCTCCCCAGAATCTGGGAACCAGGGCTTAGGTTACCTGGATGTCTTCCTGACATCTTCCCTCAGGCACGCATTGAATCTCGCATGCCCGTGGAGAGGGAACAGCTAAAGGTACCTAAAGATGCGCGAAAGCGTACTCTCAAGGTAACAAGTCGCGTAGTAAGGTCATGGCCAGAAACAGGGCCATGGTGGTGTGACGACTAGAGTCCTCGTTACTGAGGTCTATTTCTTTGGGACCTCTGTGACGTGTTCCAG